AAACACAATTGCACTTTATCGCCTTCACTGTGACCAACGGCCGTAGTATTAAACTGAGCGCGCACAATTGTTAATTCGTCTGCATCCCTAGTAAAACTCATTACCTCACTAGATACGCGGATTATGCCCTCTGCCGGGTATTCTTCATTTCCTACCCCTGAGGGTTTTAAATTAATAATCGTAGCACTTGCATCAATATTGGCTACAATCTCGCCTGTGCTTACCACAGGAGCTTGTGCGCGCTTATTATCAGCAAGTTTTAGCGGGTCTTTTGCTATGATGCTTGCACTACCCGCGCTTACATCTAAAGTTTCTAGCACAAAGTGGTAAGCGTCTGCATTACCTAAATCAACCGCGCCATTTTTTAAGTATGCACTGATTAATCTAGTTGGTGAGTTTTGATAGAATTGATTGCGAACTCTAAACTTTCCCCAATATGTGCCGCGCAAATATGGGTCGTAAGTTCGCTCCATAATGTATGGGTCTGTGTCTAAATCGCTTGATGGATGGTCAGTAAATGATAATGACAAGTTAGAGCGAACACCTAAGCCACCGTCTAGTTGTATTTGTGAAGGGCTTATGCTGACACTGTTTAAGTTTGGCACTGCTTCAAGTCCTACAGGGTGAGGGCTTAACTGCTCACAATATCTGTATGTTTTCTTAACCTCATTATAAGCGCCTAAAACTTGGCACGTTGCCAATGTATTAAAGCATTTTGCATCACCGGTACCATTAGCTGTACAAGCGCCTTGACCGTAAACAAGAGAGCAAGCAGGCACATCAATTTCAACAATGTATATCTTTTCTTTGCTAAATGGCTCACTCATTTATCAGAGTACCCCAATACAGACAAATCAAATTCAATATAGCGAGTTGCACCGCCTCTATTTGAAGGTGTAACATCTTCACTACGCCAGGCATATGCAACCTCATCAGGATACAAATCAGGCCGCCATGCAATGAAAAAAGGATACAAGTTAGTGCTTTCGACAAAAGGTTCAAAGTTTTCTCTGTACCATTCATCTGTTATAAACTGCCACTTGTAAGAAGTAGCATAGCCGCGCCGGTTTATTGTACGCCCTAGCCATTGACCATTTTCACTTGAGCTGTTTATATAATTAACTTTATTTTGTAGCGTGATAGGTGCATGACCGCCAAATATAGGCCGAGGCATTGCAAGGGCCAGACCTGCATAAAGCACCCCGATTTCTGAGCTTTTATTATCAACAGTTAATTTGATTCTACTAATAACTAAATCAGAAGTTAAAAACACCATAATAGAATTGTTATTTTTTGGCTTAACCGTTGCTATGGTTGAAAATGCTGCACTTGTGCTTGTGCTTACTTCAATAATTACCGTTGCACCTAGCGCACCTAAGTTATGAGCACCCAAACAAATAGCGTTTACTTTATTGTTTGAGTTTGCGCTAAGAATTATACTTTGATTAGCACCTGTTAATCTCCACCTTTCATAAGTGTTTGAGTTTGCAATTCCTTGAGCCGCAGGTAATGAGACAATAGCGTTATTAAATAAGTTATCGTACAAAATACGAGCGTTTGACAATGGGTAAGCTGCTGGTGCAAAAGCACCTAATACAATATTGTCAACTATCAAAAAGCTCATCTAAATAGGCTCAACTTTTGGTATGCTAGGCGGTGTAATTGATGCTATTACAATAGGTGCAGCAATTTGACCGGCTGCAACTCTAGCTAAATCTTTAGGCAACGCAATTTCACCCGCCGCCTTTGGAGATAGTGCAACTGGTAAACCAATACTTTGCTGTGCAAGTGGCTCAATCGTTCCCGCATCTGCTAAATTATTACTCATTTTTATTTCCTTAATTGTATTGTTACTTTATTATAACACTAACCTGCGCCAATCATAACAGGAACACCATCACCAATTTGTTCGTTAATCTGGCCTATCAAGCCTCTAACCTGTTCAGCGCTAAAGTTTTGACCTTGTAAGTTTATGCTAACATTGCGTGATGGTGGCGGCGCTGCTTCTTGTGTTCTTACGGCAGGCTGTCCACCGCTGAAGGATGTTGCATTGCCCCCTCCGCCCCCAAATTGTGCTTGGTTTATGTTTCTAACTTGCACCGCTGTTTGAATTGCCGCAGCTGCACCAAAAGCAGCTCCTACTATTGGTCCACCAACTTTGTTACCTGCTTTAATAGCGCCTTGTACTGCTGCAAAACCGTCAACAATAGCGCCAGCTTTAGCTGCAATCTTTCCAATCTTAAATAACTTACGACTACCAGTGTTCATTATGCTAGCAAGTTGACCAAATGCACCACCTACGGCTCGTATTTTCCCTTGTTGCTCTGCAAATGCTATTTCTTCTCTTTCTTTTGCCGCTTCCCTTTCAATTCGTGTAATTTCATCTTCACTTAAACCTTTTTCAAGAGCTCTCTGTTCTTCTGCGTCTAATATTATTCTGTTTTTTGCGCTTTCAAAACCACCAATTCTTTCTAATTCTTCTTCGTTTAAGGCAGATAATAATTCTAGCCTTTCTGTTTCTTGCTCATCTATTAGCAGTAACTTACTTTTACCTAATTGCCTAAGCTGTTCAAGTGAAGCATCATTAACGCCGCTTCTATCCGGGCCTTCTTCGTCAAGCTCTGCGCTTGGTGTAACTACAAGTGGGTTGTCTAGCGTTTCGCGTATGCCTTTAGCCCATGCCGCTACTTTGTCGCCTAATGGTTTAGCGTTACCGGCTTCAATTATTTCTTGACCTAAATTGAAAAGTGCTAGGCTAGATTCATCAAATGATTTTGTTAGTGTATCAACACCAAGCGAAACATTGGAATTAATTGGCGCAATATCAATTGCTGGTAATTTGTTTAATGCCGATATAGCAATATTAACGCCGTTTAAAATACCTTCAATTACAAACTCTACTGCTTTAGCCGTTAAAAGCATCGCGCCAGTAACAAAAACTTCAAAAGATTTAATAACAATCTGAATAGCTTTAAAAGCTATACCAATACTGCCAACAGCATCAGCGACAAATGCAATTGCTCTGCCGATACCTTCCATTACATTAACTACAACATGACCCATCCCGCCAGACTCTTTAGCAACATCCGCAAAGCGTGCCGCTATATCCTCAATGAATGGCGCAAGTTCAACGGTGGCTTGTTGCAAAGCGCCTTGTATAACTTTTTGTATTCTGTTTAGTGCATCGTTTGCCGCTTCAATTTTGGCAGCGTCAACTTCGTCAAGCGTTAAGCCTAAATCAAGCGCCTCTTGTTTAAATGCGTTTAAGCCCTCTTCACCGTTAGCAAGCATATTTACAAGTTGCGTGCCTGAGCGTCCTAGTATTTGATATGCAAAGTTTACGCGCTGTGAGTTACTTTCTACACCTTGTAAGGCCGTTGCAACCTTCCCTAGCGCATCAGCAGGGCTTATCTTTGCAAGTTCAACCGCTGACAATCCTAATTCATCAAATGCTTTCTTAGCTGTCCCTGTGCCGCCTTGTACTTCACCAATATTTCTAGTTAATCGTTCTAATGACCTATCAAGTACACCCGCGCTTGCACCTGATTGTTCAGCAGCAAAACGTAAGCCTTGTAAGTCTTGAATGGTAATGTTTAATTGTGCGGATGTTTTAGCGAGTGCGTCAATTTGTTGTAACTGGCTTCTAACTACAGCAACACCTATAGCAGCACCAGCAGTAACGGCAACAGCGGCAAACTTAGCAAAGCCAGCAGCCAATGCGCCTACTCTTTTCGCAGTCTGCGCTATAGAGCTATCAGCGCGTTTTAAACCGCGTCTAAGTTTTGCATCATCTGCTGTAATCTCAACTTCTAACTGGCCAAGCTTCATGCTAAATCATACCCCTGATCTAAAAGTGATTGCCTAAATTCCATCATATCATCAACCTCTGCTTGCCTAAGATTACCGTATGTTTTCTCAGGCGTATTTGCGTCAATAATATGCCAACATTCAGCGGGTGACATTTGCCAATATTCAGAAGGAGCTATGCCACACTTAACAACTATTGTTTTGTATAGCATCGCCCAATCATAATCTTCTACCGCTTTCGCGCTGCCGCTACTGGCTTTTTTTTTGCAGCGGTTGTAACCTCTGACTCTGGGAATATGGCGCTTATGATTGCGCTACATGCCTCTATAACACCCTTAACATTATCATCTTCACCACTAAACATAGCGGTGTAAACGTCCTCTTGTGAGGTCTTTACGCCCGACTGTATTAAGATGATAGCAAATAACTTAGCGGCATGACTTAGCCGCACATCGCCTTTATTTAAACGGTTGATAAATGCGACTAAATTCATCTCATCTTCAACCGCGTCAATAATAGCCATTGACATTTTTATGCTATGGTCTACGCCTTTAAACTTAATCTTTAGCGTTTTGTTTATTGCTGACATATTAAGTCCTGGCTGTAAATGTAACTACGCCACTTGAGCTAAAAGAAGCGTCAAAAGTAACTAACGTATTTTCTTCGCCTGTTGGGTTCATAGAGTCGTAAAAGAAATCTCCAGCAATTTTAGAGCCGTCAGGGTAAGTTAATTCGACTGCAAATATTTGAGACTCACTTGCAAAATATGCGCGTATAAGCTCAAGGTTTTTAACTAAACCACTTACACTTAGTTCAACATTTTTACGACCTGATACGGCAAAAGCTTCTGCCCATCCTGCCGTACTATCATCAGTTGTATCTAATCGCTCGTTATTTAAAGTTAAGCCTTTAACACGTACACCCAAAAGAGTCTGCGTTGCTAAAGTCATAATTACATTACGTCCTACAATTCCAATTCCTGCACTCATAATTAATCCACCTTTTCGTAAAAAATTCTAAACCGTTGCACGCCATGCCGACTTATGCCGTCAGGGTCGCGTAGTATTTCTGTTAACTCGCATGATATACCGCTTACGTTACCGCCTTTTTTCCTATGTAATAACGAATAGGTTACATCCTGTATATTCGATACGGCTACATTACTTGGCGAAATTGACCATGTGTGTATCATAACCGTTGCATCAAATCCGTTTGTTGTATCTGTATCGTTCTGGTTGCTTGTAACGGCATCAATTACGATACATGGGTAAATATTATCATTATCTGTTTGAGGTAAATCATTAAACACGCAAGGTGCACTATCGCCATTACTATACGTCAAACTGGCTAATAAATCGCCTAATTCGCCACTTTCTATAAGTGTATCATAAATTAACTCTTGTATAGCAATGCTCATGCCAATAGCGCCTTTAATTTATTAGCTAAAAATCTGTCAAGCGCGTCTTTGTTTTCTTCAACAGATGGTTGCATAAATGGTCTGGCTTCCATATTTTTAGTACCAAACTCCAAAGCAGAACCATACTTAGCATTAACCCCTACTGTCATAGTTTTTTTAGGCTGTAAAGGCTGTATTGATATACTTTTTACTAAGTTGCCTGTATCGGTGTTAGGCGCATCGCCTGGTCTTGATGCAATGTGTGATAAAGTGCCACCGCCTTGTCTAGGCCGCCTTACTCTTTCACCCATTGAAATAGATTGAATACTTTTTACCGCTGTATTTTTTACAAGGTTAGCGGTAAGAAAAACAGACTCGGAAGCTATCTCATCTACATTATTAGTCACTTTACGCAATCGTCTTATTATATCTTGTGAGCCTGTAACTTTTACGTTAATCATTGCGTAACGCCTCGCTCAATTAGCATCTCTGTATATTTGTTACGCTCTTCAATGTTTATTATTGAGCGTATTTGAAACTCTTTATTTTTAAAAACTAACTTATCGCTTTCTATAATCGTGCTCATATAGCGAGTTGTAACGCTAGATAATCCTTGTGCGTCTAATCGCCCCAAGTAAATCTTTTCGTTGCCTGTCTTGGGCGTTATCTTGCACCAAGGAGTAGCATACTCTACCCATGTAACTACTGTACCGCCTGCGCCGTCACTGTTTATTTGTTTACGCTGTAAGCTTACTTGATTGCGTAAGTCTCCGGCTTTAATGTCGCAGCACTTCACTAGAAAACTACCGGCACAATGCTATAAGTGCGCGTCATTTCATCTGCACCGCTTAACATAAACGCATCAGCCATTGAGCACCCGCGATTATCATACAAATATGAAGCAAACATTATAATCGCATATTTTAAATCAGCCGGTATATCCTCAATTGAACCTAGCCCGGCAGTGTATTCAATAACTATTGCTGGTTCTTCGTTTTCTATTAGCTCAATTACCTCTAACTCGATTGTTGCAGGTTGCGTTTGCTTAACTTGGTAATCAGTAATTTCAACACCGTAGACTTCCACTTTTTGCACGCTAATAACATTGGCAAAAGGTAATAATATTTCTGTTTTAAGGTGCTGTCTTGAGCGTGACAAGCTGTGTGAGCTAGTGCTACCAATAGTCGGGTAATTGGGATAAGTGACTATACGTGCGCGTGAGATAAGCTCAGTCTTTAATCTGTTAATAATAAACTGTGTTGATGCGTTGCATATATGTTGTAACAGCGGGTCATCAGATTCAGGCAATCTAAGATAATCAGCAAGGTCAGTGCGACCAATAACAGGCACAAGTGGGCTAGTTGCACTCGCGCTAAATGATTGGCTATTGCTAAATGCTAATGAGTACCGGCTATCAAAAACAGTCATTATTTTTTCTCTGTTTTGGGTTTACGCATTTTGTTTTCAGGCGCTTTAATGTAACCGTCGTCTAGTAATTTTTGTGTCATTTCACACTTGGGGTCAAGCGTCTTTTTAAATCCTGCTCGACCAATAAAACAATTTTCTATTATGTCGTATACAATAAAATTAGTCATATATACCTTAAAATAGCGGGGCTATTAACCCCGCTTTATTACTATGCTGCTACGGTGAACAAACCTTTGCAATAAGCTTTAGGTCTGTTAACTGCTAAACACATACGCTCTTCGGCAAGAACTTTAACAGCGTTCTTAATGAAGTCTGTACCGTCTGACTCAGATACGCGGATGCTTACACCTTCACGCTGATAAATCTTAGCGCCAAGAGTCCAATCTCCAATAAGGAAGTTACCTACAGCAATCGCGTTTGAAACGATTACAGGCACACGCCAAATCTGTGGAGTCTCACCACTTGTTGCAGCAAATGCTACTAGCAAGTAATGACCATCAGTTGCTTTGGCTGTCTCAAGGGTTTGAAAGTCAACAGGGTTAAGCAATAAGCCGTTAATGTTATAGTACTCAAACTTCTGGCACTCAGTAACAGCGGCGCGGATATGTTCAATCATTGCGGCTGGTCTTTGTGCAGCAGTAGTGCCGCTTGCAAGTTGACCGACGTCATTAATCGCGCTATCACCTAAGATACCTGTAAGGTTCTGACCTGTGCCGTCACCGTTAAGTATCTGGTCGTCTGACTCAAGCTGTAAGCCGTATGACAATTCAGTATCTATCAAACTTTGAACCTGTGGCGCATCAGAAAGAATCTGACGAGAAGCGGGTACAAAGTGAGCGATTGTGCGAATTGGTACAGTAACTTCAGTCCAGATGTAATTACTTTGTGCTTTAGCGACAAACTCACCTGCACCAACACCTGCGGTGGTACCTTGTGGCTTTGCTTCATTGGTCGCGGTAGTTTGACGCATAACAACTACGGCATTACCTGACGCGGGTACGGTGGGTATTAAATCACGAACACGTAGTTGACGCATTCCACCGACTGTACGGTAAACTTCCGGGTCGCGAAACTCAGGTACTAGACCACCGGCACTAGCTGCCAAGTTGCTAATGTCTTTAAGCTCAACTGACTTACCAAAGCCATAGCCGTTTTTAACTTCTTCGTTATATAAAGCATGTTCAACAAACTGAGCGCCCAAAGACTTACGGCTTTTAGGTGACAAATCAAACTTGCGCTTCTGGTCTACTTCCATTGCAATTAGCTTGGCATCTAGTGCAGCGAATTGGTCGTTAAGCTTAGTTTCAGCAAGTGTAAGCGCTGTTTGAAGCTCAGTAGATACAACACCAGCGGCTTTAATTTCGTCATCGTGCTTGTCGCGTGCTGCTTTAAATTCAGCGGTCGCGTCTGCAAACAATGTTAATAGTTCTTTAATTTCCATAATATGTTACCTTTTTAAAAATTGGTTTAACTGCATTTTAAGGGTTTCTAGGGTTTCCACATCGTTAAGTTCTGCCTCGCGCAAACTCTTAACAGATACACAAG